TTTGATTGGCTCGTATTCAATCCTTCAATTTCGACTCCAGTTCCTCCTCCAGTAAGAGTAAACGCATCAGAAGTTACTGTCCCAATTCCACCCCCAGTATAATGAACGGAATATCTTTCTTGATCAAATAATTCATAAAATGCACTTGTAATACCAGTTGGTAGTCCAAATACTAAATCCCCAGAACCATCAGTTGCTTCTCCAGTTATTTGATTTGTTATTAATAACTGAGAACCTGAAAGGTTAACGGAGGAAATATTAGATTCTGGAAGATTTGCATAAAGAAATCCATTTTCACTATTTCTTATTTGTGCTTTTCTAAGATTTGCTGTATAATTTCCACTAGAAATTGCAGTTCCATTAAATACCCCACTAATACTACTAGTACTAGCAATGCCAACCGATGATAAATCTGAAGAAACGGATATAACTCTATTATATTTTAAAATATTTCCATCTGCGACACTAATTATGTCATTCTCTTTCACCCCAGAGAATAATTTTCCTGGACTTGTTACGGTTGTTCCAGTGACATTAACTTCCGTAATTCCATTAGAGAATTTTTTGGGTTTTAATACTGCGTCTGCACCAAAATTTGGAAATCCTGTTACACCAGTTTTCTTAACAGATTTTAATTGATCAATATTATTTTGTGTAAAACTTGCAATTGTCAGTGCTGTTTCAATTCCATTAACAATTAGTTTTTCGTCGGTTACAAAAGTCCCTGAAGTTTGAGAGAGATTTAAACTTGAAGCAGAAACACCAAGAACAACGAAACCACTTGCACCACTACTTTTTCCTTTTATAAAGGAGGAAGTTGGAATTTCAGTTGCAGTTACACTTCTATTAAAAGTTACATTTGTATAAGTTTGAATATCATAAAGATATAAGTCCCATTGAGTTGATGCATCAGTATATGCAGCATCAGTCAGGTTAAAGGTATATACTCTCGCAGCACCAATTATTGACCCTCCTGTACCAAGTTGATCATATAAATCTAAAATTTTATTTTCTTCCGGAGCACCACTGACATTATTAACTCTCAACAAATGTCCCATCTCAAATGGAATATTTGAATTACTTACACTTTCAGTATCTCTTGGTTTTTCTACATCTACAGCAGTTTCTGAGTCAAAAGTAACGTCATATCCATCTACATATGCTCTTCCAGGACTTACCTGTAGACACATTAAATCATCTGATGGAGTATTTCCTTGCTCTGTAGTTTCTCCCTCTAAATATAAACCATCATTATCGATTTGATCATTTAATGAGTTGAGTGCTTTAACACCAAACTCATCTACAGCATAATGTCCAGATTCGTCAAATGTTCTTTCTGCAATATAATCTCTTATTAAACTATATGCTGGTTTATTAGCAATTTTTTTAATTTTTCCTTCATCTACTCTCAATATCTCTACAAAATCAGTATCTTTAGTATCAGATATTTCTTTTTTTGTAAGTATTAATGCAATCTTTAATCTATCTGCTCCTGGTGCAGCAAAATTAGTAAATCCTTTTGCATTATCATATAAAGATGAATCATCCTTTGCATTTACAATAGTTTCGGATATTTTTAATCCTACTCTATATGAAGGAGTATTGGTATAATAATCTAATATAAGTGTTTGCTTAGAAACTTCTACAAATGTCCCTCTGATAAAATAAATACCATTATCAACAAATGCTGCTGAACCAATAGATGTTGCATCCTGAGTGATTAATGATGCAAATGCAGTTCCTGCAGTAATTGTAGTATTGCCATAAGTAACATTTTCACTTACAAATAACTGTTCTCCATCTTGGAAGGTATCTACTTCGGCATCATCTCCAGATTCTCCATATTTAACATAAATTGTAAGATCACTTACTAGATCACTATCAGATGTAAGTGCAACTTCTTGAATAGATGCTGTTACACCCGAAAGTTTTCCTGTAATTTTCTTTCCAATAAAATTCTTAATATAAACAGAGACATCTATACCTAAATTGACCGCATTTAATTTTACTGCAGAAAACTGATTATCAAAAGTTACAGATCCTGGAAGGACCATAGACCCTTCTTTGAAAATATTACCACCAAAAGACTCTACTTGATTCTGCAAGATTGACTGAAGAGTTGTTAATTCTCTAGCCTGAACTGGAAATCCTGGTTTAAATAAAACTTTATAAAAGTTTTTATCTCCATCAAAATCATCATAATATGGGCTTATATTTAAATCTGTTTTTTGTGCCATCTTTTTTTAGAATTCCAGAATAATTTTAATGTCTTCTTTTTGTCTAGAGTCTCTCTGAACTTCGGGTCTATTATCGATATAGATTATGGTGCCCGTCTTTTTATTTATCTCCGGATTTGCAAGACCATTTGTAAAAATAACTCCTAGATTAATCTGTTTATTATTAACAACTACAACACTAGTATTAGTTAAATCAGTATTAATACTTGCAGAAGATGGTGTGCTTTGGGAAAATGTAATCTCACTAGCAGAATTAAATGGTACTATATTTTTTGTACTGTTACTAAATCTTTGTGTTTGGTCTACCCCATTTCCAAAAGATAATGATCTGTCTTGATAATATTTCAAAACTTTAGTATCATTATCAAATGATGCAACATAACCTCTTGCAATAATATTATTACCTTGATCTTGCGTTATTATTTCTCCAATATTCACAGTTCTAGACTCTGATAGTCCGATACCAGAAAGAGACGAGAATGCATTTTCAGTAAAAGTTACTCCTGCTCCAGAAAATGTTTCGGGATTTTTTATAATTCCAACCTGAGCAAATTTAGTATCTATTGGAAAATCTTTAGTTGAATCGTCGAATCTTGCATACATTAAAACTTTATCTGTTCCCAACTCCTCATAAATGTTATAACCATGACCTTTTGATGGAGGAATTATAGGTATTAACTTTGAACCTGATCCTGAATTGGTACTTAAATCGATAATTCCATAAGTATATCCTTTTCCACCATTTGTAACCGTAACATCTGTTATAACCCCACTAGTTGCCGTGATTGAAACTTTACCTCCAGTTCCATCACCTATGATAGATGCTGTTGTGCTATTACTATATCCAGTTCCTCCATCTTCAATATATACTGTCTTTATTTGATTATTATTAGTATCAGAGTCTCCTCCTTCTCTGATAGTTTGAATATCAGAATTTGTTGTAGTTTCCCAATTATTAGGAACAGTAATATATTCTGTAGAATCAAATTTAATCACATCTGATGGTGAAATGCTGAATAGATATTTCCATCTATAATTATCAGAAAATGTAACTGGTTCAACATCAGTATGTGACGGCTCTATTTTAGATCCTTCAACAGTAGGATCAGTACCATCAGGAGTAGAAGAACCATTATCTATACAAATATAAACTTTAAATTCACTTGTAACAACGTAATAATTTGCATCATATAATCTTACAGTTTTAGATACAGGTGATTCATTACCTTGACGATAATCATGTCTGTACATGTCATAAGGAGTATTTGAAGCCCACTGAACTTTTCTTATGACTCTTCTAGCATTTTCTGTAGTAATCTTTTTACCAAATAAACTAGTATCTCTATAATGAGACAAATATTGAAAATTATCTACAGGATTATTAGTTGTACTTGTATCCCAATCATCAGTTCTACCAAATCCAACTGATCCTGGAGTTGGATTTGATAAACCTAAGAAAGCATAATAAGAATTATTACTGATAGACTCTACAAAAGAACCAGCATTCAATATTCTAAATTGATCTGTTATGAATGCAGACATATTAATTGTTTTTTTATATATTTATAAGACAATTTTAGTTTTCAATTTTAGGTAATGCTCCAGTTTTTCTAATACCAATACCTCTTCTCTGAATTGTTGGATATGTTGTCAATCCAGATACAGTATTTCCAGTAACTCCGATTGATATTGGACTTGCAGATCTTGTTCCTCCAGAAAATCTTCCCCATGAATATTTTCCAACTGGATTTAATACATTTCCAGTAGTTCCAAGACCAACGATATTAGAATTTGAATCTACATTACATGTAATAATTCCAATTTTGGGTCCATCACCTGGATTATCATGAGACCAAGCAGAAACATAGTAAACATTGTCCAAGAAAGTTGTTCCAATTCCAACAACTGCAGGATTTGAATTATCAATTGATGTAACTCCACTACCAATTCTAGTATCGTAAATATAAATTGGATAACCTGTTGATAGTCCAACAAATTCTGAAGAAGTAACGTTATGTTGTACTTTAAATTCAAGTGCTAAAGGAACTCCAATTCCAGTTGTTGTTGTAATACCAGTTACAATTCCA